AATGCTGCATTGAATACAATTAAAGCATTGCAAGCAAAACAAACTGGTGTTTTTTATAACAAGCCAGATATTCCATTTCATATAAATTTTTGTCAACCTCATTACTACCAATTACAAAATGATTATAAGGTTGGATATACACCATGGGAATCAACAAAAATTCCAGATGGCTGGAAATACAATATGTCATTATGTAATGAAATTTGGGCAACTTCAAATTTTGTAAAAGATATATATAAGCAAGCAGGTATAAACGACAATATATATGTCATACCACATGGTATATCTCCAGATTTCTATATAGAAGAAAGAGAGCTCTTAGATAAATTTGTATTTCTTCATATTGGTGGAGATTCAAAAAGAAAAAATGCACAAATGGTTGTCGATGCATTCCTAGAGCTTTTTGAAGGCGATGATCGTTATGAATTAATATTGAAATATAATAATTTCTGTTACGCAGAGGTATATCACAATGATCAACTTGTTCCAGCAGTCGAACATCCTCAGATAACTGGGATACCAGAAATTTATGATATTCATCAGTTGATTGCTTTGTATCATAAAGCAAATTGTTTAGTATATCCAACTAATGGAGAAGGCTTCGGTATGATTCCATTTGAAGCCATATCTACTGGATTACCAACAATTGTAACAAACCTTACAGGCTGTATGGACTTTGCTGAATATGCAATTCCATTAGAAGCATCCTATGGTGAGGCACATTATCATTCTCACATTTACGGTACAGATACAGGAATGTGGGCAATACCAAATTTTGAAAATTTATTAACTCATATGACTAATGTTACAAATGAATATGAATTATTCAAGAAGCACGCGGCCCAATCCGCAAAAATTCTGCACCAGAATCATTCGTGGTCGGCGGTTGCTGATATGATTCTCGAACGCTACGGCGAGTTCGAAAAAAAATATAATTAGACCCAAGCATTAATCGGTGCGAACAAAAAATCAAATTGATAGTATTGAAATACTTAATTTTAGGAGTCATATGAGTTTATTAACAGAAGAATTTATTTCAGAATACAGAAACAAGCAAGCGCCATGGGGCTTTGGTGGTCTTGGAGAAATTGTCTACCTTAGAACATACAGTCGTCCCATTGATGGAGAAGACAGAAATGAAACTTGGGTTGAAACCCTCAAGAGAGTTATTGATGGCGCAGTTGAAATTGGTTCGCCTCTTGAGAAGCAAGATGCAGAAAAATTATTTGACCACATGTTCAACCTTCGATGCTCTGTCTCTGGTCGCGCACTCTGGCAGTTAGGTACTCCGCTGGTTAAGAAGTTTTCTGGGACATCTCTTAATAATTGCTTCTTTACAAATATTGAAAAGCCAAAAGACTTTGAATTAATTTTTGATTATTTAATGCTTGGTGGTGGTGTCGGTTTCTCAGTTGAGCGTTCAAAAATTCATGAATTGCCAAAAATCAAAAAAGTTGAAAGAATTCATCACGAAAGAACAAACGATGCTGACTTCATAGTTCCAGACTCAAGGCAGGGATGGCGGCAGATGCTCCACAATGTCCTTAATTCATATTTCTATACGGGAGAGTCGTTTAGCTACTCAACTATTTTAATTAGAGAATTTGGAGCACCATTAAAGACGTTTGGAGGAACTGCTTCTGGTCCATCTGCACTTGTTGATGGCGTTGCAGACCTATGTAAAGTTTTTGATAATAGGGTTGGAAAGAAACTTCGTTCAATTGATGTTCTTGATATTTGTAACATCATTGGAAAAATAGTTGTTGCTGGCTCCTCAAGAAGATCAGCTCAAATTGCAATTGGTGATCCTGATGATGTTTTGTTCTTAAGGGCTAAAAATTGGTCAACAGGAAACATTCCAGCATGGAGAGCAAATAGTAACAACTCTATTTATGCAGACTCTTACGATGAGATAATGAATGAATTGTGGAAGGGATACGATGGTTCGGGTGAACCATATGGCTTGATCAATAGAGGTCTCGCCAGAACAGTAGGTCGTCTTGGTGAGAAAAGGCCAGACCCAACAATTGAGGGATTTAACCCTTGTGCCGAAATTGGTCTTGGTGATGGCGAATCCTGTAATCTTTCTACTATATTTTTGCCAAATATTGAAAGCTATGAACAATTCCTTGAAATATCAAGATTGTTATATCTAGTTCAAAAACAAATTACTAGACTTAATTATCCATATGAAAAAACAACTACTATTGTTAATAAAAATGCAAGATTAGGTCAATCAATTACAGGAATCTTACAAGCAACAGAAGAACAGGTCAGCTGGCTTTCCCCCGCTTATGAGGCACTTAGGGATTTTGATGAACAATATAGCCGTGAAAATGGCCTGCCAAAATCGGTAAGGCTTACAACGGTGCAACCATCTGGCACTTTGTCGTTGCTTCCAGGCGTAACTCCTGGAATACACCCAGCCTTTGCTCAGTATTATATTAGAAGAGTCCGTTTTGGCGCTGCTGATCCTCTTGTTGAGGCATGTAGAAAGAAAGGCTACAAAGTTACTTGGGACATTGGACTGGATGGCAGAGAAGACCATACTCGTTATGTTGTTGAGTTTCCATGCAAGTCGCCAGAAAACGCCGTTCTTGTTTCTGAAATGACAGCAATTGCTCAACTTGAATGGGTAAAAAAGATGCAAACAGTATGGGCAGACAATGCAGTATCGGTTACTGTTTACTATAAAAAAGAAGAACTTGCTGGAATCAAAGAATGGTTGAAGAGCAACTATGATGATTCAATAAAGAGCGTATCCTTTTTGCTTCATTCAGATCATAACTTTCCTCTTCCGCCTTATGAAGAAATTTCTAAGGAAATGTACAACAAGCTGTTGTCTAAAATAGATTTCTCAATTTCTTTGCAATCATCTGGTAAAGATTTTGTTGACTTTGGTGATTGTGCGACAGGCGCATGTCCAATTAAATAACAAAATCTCCACTTTTTAACAATTTTGCTGTATACTTTAATTTATGTCGTCAGATATTATCAAAAGTAAAAATATTTGGGTTCCACCACAGGCTTTTGGTGTCTGTATCTGGATTATGCCAGATGGTCTTCCGTTAAGCGATGGCGATGGTGTTCTCTGCGCAGAGGGCTTGATGAATGACAAAGATGTAGAAAAGCGTGTTGCGGAAGCGGTTAAATATTGGACTGGTAGTACTGAGGGCTATGCTACATGGGTTCCAAATGCCCGTAAGGTTTCTGCTTCAGAGAGAGACGATCAAGCAGAGAGATTAAATAATGGATTAATTGCCGATCCATACGAAGATTTTTTGATTGACTATTTTAGTAGGTAAATTATGAACAAGATGACTGTCGTTGAAGATTCTAATGAACAAGAACTTGATGATATTTCGTATATAGCTTATGGAATGGATAAAGAAACAACTGATCCGTTCGCCTCAGTAAATATAAATTCACTTTCTCCAAAAATGAAAAGAAAAGCCCAAAGGCTTCAAAAAAAATTTGAAGGTGAAGATGGGACAAAAAGCAAATATATTGATCCATTTACAATAAGTGGATATTCTTTATGGGATATTATTAATCCACCATATGATTTAGACACATTGGCACAACTTTATGATCAAAGTGCAATTCATAATGCTGCAATAAATGCAAGAGTTATGAATACTGTTGGTCTTGGGTATGAATTTACAGAAACACTTAAAGCCAAAAGACGCATAGAAAAAGCTTCGGATGATCCAGCAAAGCTTGAGAGAGTTAGAAAGTCTAATCAGGATTTGAAAGAAGAGCTTGATGAGATATTTGAGGCTTTAAATATAGAAGAAACGCTTATAGAAACTCTAGTTAGAGTATGGCAAGATGTTTTATCTGTAGGAAATGGGTATCTTGAAATAGGAAGAAATAATGCTGGGAAAATTGGCTACATAGGTCATGTTCCAGCCGTTCTGGTTCGTGTTAGAAGAAAAAGAGATGGCTTTGTTCAAATTTCAAGAAGTAATAAAATACAGGCAGTGTTTTTTAGAAATTTTCAAGATACAGAAACTTCAGATCCAATAAATCAAGACCCGAAACCAAATGAATTAATTCATTTCAAAATTTATTCTCCAAATAGTACATACTATGGGATTCCATCTTCTGTGTCTGCGGCTGCAGCAATCATTGGTGATAAATTTGCAAAAGAATACAATATTGACTATTTCGAAAATAAAGCGATTCCAAGATATGCTGTTATTCTTAAAGGCGCAAAGCTAAGCGCCAAGTCAAAAACAGAACTTGTTAACTACTTCAGAAATGAGGTAAAAGGCAAGAATCATGGAACTTTGGTTATACCAATTCCTGCATCAATAGGTACAGATGCTGATATCAAATTTGAAAAACTTGAGGCAGGTGTACAAGATGCATCATTTGACAAATATCGTAAATCAAATAGAGATGAAATTCTCGTAGCAAACAGAGTGCCAGCTCCAAAAGTTGGTGTCTATGATAATGCAAACCTAGCAGTTTCAAGGGATGCCGATAAGACATTCAAAATGCAAGTTATAGGGCCAGATCAATCTATTATTGAAAAAAAACTTAATAGAGTTGTTGGAGAGTTTACTGATTTGCTACAATTTAAATTGAAAAGAATTGATCTTATTGATGAAGATATTGAATCAAGAATTAATGATAGGTATCTTAGAACAGAGGTTATATCTCCAAATGAAGTTAGGGCAAGAATAGGCTTGCCAGAGCGTAAAGATGGAGATGATGTTTTGCCATATCCAACAAAGGCAAAACAAGAGGATTCGGCTGGTGCGCCTATGGGGAATGATAATAATCATGCCTCTAATCCTCCAAAATCAAGAAGTGATTCTGGAGAAACACCATCTGGTATTCAGGGTTCTGGAGATCAAAAAGAACGCGGTGAGAATCAGGATGCTCAAACATCCTCAGATTCCCAAAATAATGGAGGTAATTAAATGGCCGAAGGTCAGACAATGGTGTATTCAAACCCAGATGTTACTAGCGCAAATGGCGTTGTTTCTATTGGCAGTCATACATCTCAAATTGCATTTATGAATCAAGATTTAAATATGTGTGATATTAAATTAAATGGTAAGTTCACTATTAGAATTGGTCATGGCCAGACAGAGGCTCATTTCTATAACATCATTGATGGTGATTATACAACTTTTCAAATCTTGACAGCCAACACAAATATTTCTGTGTATGCACTTGGCTAATAATATACATTTTATTGTATAATAAAAAATTACGAGGCTATATGAACGATTTTATACTTTCATTCCCAATTGATATGGTCAAGAAGGAACAAAGAATAGTTAGTGGTATCGCTACTGCAGATAATATAGATAAATCTGGCGATATTGTAGATTTTGAAGCTTCTAAAGAAGCCTTTCAAAACTGGAGTGGAAATATAAGAGAAATGCATGCTCCAATTGCTGTTGGCAAAGCTATTAATTATGAACCAATTCAAATTAAAAGTGACGATGGCAAGGTTTACAACGCCTTTAGAGTTGATGCGTATATATCAAAAGGTGCGCAAAATACATGGGAAAAAGTTCTTGATGGAACATTAAGAGCATTTTCAATTGGTGGGAAAATTCTTGAAAAGTCAGAAACCAGTGAAAAAATGTCAAATGGTCGATCAATTAATGTTATTAAAAAATACATATTAGGCGAATTGAGTCTTGTTGATAATCCTGCAAATGCATTAGCTGTTGTTGATATTGTTAAAAGATCTGATGATGGTGACTTGAGCTATATTTTGGATGAAGAATTGGAGAAAGCTAAACAACCATTAAAAGATCCAAAAGGTGGTCTTACTGCTGCTGGTAGAAGACACTTTAAGCAAACAGAAGGCGCAAACTTAAAGCCTGGTGTTAAAGGTGCAGCCGATACACCAGAAAAGATGAGACGTAAAGGCTCTTTCTTGACAAGATTTTTTACCAACCCATCTGGTCCCATGAAGGACGAAAAAGGTCGCCCAACGAGACTGGCACTTTCTGCAGCCGCTTGGGGCGAACCAGTTCCTCAAAACGCTCAAGATGCCGCTGCCCTTGCAGCAAAAGGACGCAGACTTCTTGAAAGATATGCAAAAGTAAAAAAGAAAAGTATTGATGATTTAATATTGGAAGACGAAGAAATTCTTAATAAAGAAATGGATTATTTTATCAATATTGACTATGAAGAATTAATTAAAGACTCAACAGTGACATCTTCATCAATGGGTGCGGGTATTAAAAATCCAACTCAAGGAGCTCTTGTTGGAGAAATGCCTAGAAAGGCAAAAAACAGGAGATCTAAAAAACAAATGAAAATCAAAAAGAGCCTTGATGCAAAGCCAGAATTAATTAAAGCATTGCAAAACACTCTTGCTCACACTGTTGTTCTGTACTTCTCTGCCCATAGAGCGCACTGGAATGTTCAAGGCCCAGACTTTAATGAATATCACGATCTTTTCGGTGAAATTTATGAAGATACATATGGATCTGTTGATCCGTTGGCTGAAAATATAAGAAAATCTGGCGGATTCCCACAGACCCTTTCAGAAATGGAAGACGCTGCAATGTTTGAAGACGCTAGTGCAACAACTGATGCAAGAGAACTTGCAACCGATCTTTATCAAAAAAATATTCATTACATTGAAATGTTAAAAGATGCTTTTAATGTTGCTAATTCAATAAATGAGCAAGGTATTGCAAACTTTATAGCAGAACGAATTGATATGCATCAAAAGTGGAGCTGGCAACTTAATGCTTCTCTTGGCGGCGTTGAGTCCATAGATGTTACAACGGAAGAAGAGGAGGATGAAATGGAAGATGATTCTGAAGAAATGACCTCAGAAGATCTTATTTCTTTGTTAAGAGAGGCTATGAGCAAAGTGGATAACACCGAGTTTGTTAAAATGCAAGACAATTCGTTGCAAAATGATATAAAATATGATAAGGTTTCTAACATGAATGAACAAGATGCAAAACTTTCGCTGATGAAGCGCTTTGTTAATTGGCTTGTTCCGGATGTAGAAGAAAATGCTTCAACAATTTCTACAGTTGAAGTTACTGAAAACACACAGGAGGAAGACATGGATATTGATGTCCTTAAAGATGCTCTGAGTGCTGTTGTCGATGAGAAACTGTCGGCTTTCGCTACTTCGATTAAAGAAGAGGTTGAAGCCAGTGTTCAGGAGAAGATTGACACAATTACAAAGGGTTTTGAGGTTAGCACAAGCGAGCTTCAAGAAAAACTGCAGCAGGCAGAGGAAACAGTTGCTGAGCAGCAGGAAAAAATTAATGCATTCGCACAATCGGGTGCTATCAAGAAAAGCGTTGATCCAGAGGATGACGATGATGCCGAAGGCGAAGAGCTTTCAAAGTCGTCAACATCAGTCTGGCAGAATACTTATTTACCACAGGGTTTAATTAACGCTCTTGGTTACAAGTCATAATTAGGAGGAAAAATGGCAACACAAGAAGAAATTCTTTCAAAAGCTAACGAAGTAACAACGAGCGTTGTCGGCAATGATTCAGGTGGTATCCTTAAGCCAACGCAGGCAAATCGTTTCATTGATTTCGTTATCGATCAATCAGTGCTCATGCAGAACGCAAGAGTCGTTCGTATGCGCGCACCACAAATGGAAATCGACAAGGTGTCGGTTGGTACTCGTTTGCTTTCAAAGGCAACAGAGGCAACAGATGATGGCACAAATGCTGCCGTCACATTCAGCAAGGTTTCGCTTAGCACTGTTAAGCTGCGCCTTGACTGGGCACTCTCAACAGAGTCCCTTGAGGACAATATTGAGGGCAACTCACTTGAGGATCACATCGCTCAAGTGATGGCTCGTCAAACAGCCAATGACATGGATGATCTTTTCATCAATGGCAATACATCTTCAAACAACGGTCTTCTTAAGGCTCTTGATGGTTTCGTTAAGCTTGCTAAGGCTTCGGGCCATGTTGTTGACGAAGGCGGTAACAATGTTTCAAGAGCAACTTATGACAGAGTTCTCCGTAACCTGCCAACGAAGTACCTGCAGCGCAGAAATGAGCTGAAGTTCTTCTCAGGCTCGGGAGTTGTTCAGGACACAATTTACAGCCTTGGCAATCCAAACTCGGCAACTGCTGCTACAGCAGGCGCTCCAGCACCAGCTTCAATCGTTGGTGAAATGGCGTTCCTTCAGGGCTCAATGCGTGCTAATGGCGGTGCTGGTTCAACAGGCATTTCGCCATTCGGTATTCCGTTGGTTGAAGTTCCTCTGATGCCAGAGACAGTTTCTGGTGACTATTCAGGAGCTGCGGGTAGCCATGGTTATGTTGAATTAACATTCCCAAATAACAAAGTTATTGGTATCCATCGTGACATCACAGTGTACCGTCAGTTCAAGCCAAAGACTGACACAATTGAGTATACTCAGTTCA